TAGTACTAATAACGCAGCAGTACCAAACATGACAAATACATCGGAAATGACGTTAATGTTGGTATGTAAACCAGTAGCTTCGGCTCGTAGCATATTGTTTTGGAAAAAAGATTCGTCAACAGATCCGGTATTTTCTGATACCATTGGCGATTTAGAAGTAGCATTTGATGGTACAGATATCACAGTTACCATGATCGGTAATCCTACTACAGAAGAAGCAACATATGCCGCAAAAGATCCTAGAATCTTAAATAATTGGATTTTGCTAACAGTTAAAGCTCGTTTAAGTGAACCACAAGGTGCTGGATCATGTTTAGACATACATGTTAATGGTACTCGTAATAAACACTTGGTTGCAGATACGATCACATCATTACCCGTAATAGCTAATACAACGTGGCAAAATGGTTTTATAAATTTTGGAAATAATGGGTCAACATCGTCACCTGGTACTCGTGGCGGCAACAATCATATTGCTGCAGGATTGATTATAGAACGATGGATAAATGAATCTGAACAAATTCGTTTAGAAAATTATTTTAGAGATTATTATGGAATTAAATTTTAACCCAGAAACACAGTATTTAGTATTCAAAACAGTATATACTGATAGCATGGAATTAATATCAATATATATGGGATGGACTGCACCAAAATATGTTATAGACCCAGCTACATGCACTCAAGAAGAAATGCAACATTATTGGGCCGATGGTTTAACACATTTATTTGACATTGTTGATTTACCGGTTTGAATTTCAAAATAAATTTATTATTATATAATATACATTAAACAATAATAACGTTATGACAAAAAAATTAGACAAAGAACATTTAGAAGCAATTACACAGCTTCGCAATGATTTCACACATGATTTCACACAAAATGCAAATCTATTAGGAACTGTAACTATTGAGGAACATTCCCTTAAAGAGCAATTAAAAACAATTGAATCTCACCGTGAACAACTATTATCTCAGTTTCAACAACTACGAACACGTGAAACTGAATTAATCGAATCACTTAAAGAACGTTACGGGGATGGTTCTATTAATATAGAAGAAGGTACATTTACTTCTGCGGATTAATGTTTGCCCTTTAATGACCATATTTATATATAAAAAATCAAAGGAGTAATTTAATGGCAGAAAGAATAGTATCGCCTGGTGTATTTACGAATGAAGTAGATCAATCGTTTTTAGCTGGGGGTGTTGCACAAATCGGAGCGGCTATTGTAGGACCAACTGTAAAAGGGCCTGCACTAATACCGACCAAAATCACATCGTGGGGAGAATTCACACAAAAATTCGGATCATATACTGACGACTCATACGTACCATTTGTAGTTCAAGACTATTTGAGAAATGGTAATGTTATTACAGTAACGCGTTTGTTATATGAGAATGGATATAAATTAAATCAAGGAGCGTTAGCAGTTGTTGCTACTTCTGGTTCAACTAGCATCGTAACACACGTATTGCACCCAACACAAGCAGTACCTACAAATGGTAGTGGAGCTGTATTTGAAGATTCAGTATTAAATGATGCTGGGTCAGGTTCATTTGCAATTAAGATTTCAGGTTCATACACCGCACCATCAAATGATGCAATTGGTTTTGACGGATCATTCTTAGTAGCAGAAGGCGTTGCAATTTCAGGTTCGATTGTTGAGTCTAGCAACAAATATGTTAACAAAGTATTTGGGGCATCTCCTAAATCCGTTGATTATCCGGTATATGTACAGTACGAAAACAAATCTGCATATTCTAGTTTTGCTAATTTAGGTAATGTTGCAATGACATTAGTTAAATTGTCTAACTATGAATTCTTAACTGATTATGCTGTTGCATCTACACCATGGATTACATCACAAAAAATTGGAAGCACTGTAAAAGATTTATTACGTTTCCACACATTATCTCATGGTAATTCCGTTAACTCAGAAGTTAAAATTGGTATTTTTGATGTTAAAGCAGCCTCTGAAGTTTCAGATCCAAATGGATATGGTACATTTAGTATTGAAGTACGTCGAGTAAATACTTCAAATATTAGTAACACACCATATTCATCTCAAGACACTGACACAAATCCAGATTCAGTAGAACGTTTCTTGAATGTTAATTTAGATCCAACATCTCCACGTTATATTGCTAATATTATTGGTGATCGTTACCAAACTGTAACTGATTCAAATGATATTGTGGTATCGGGTGATTATCCAAATAAATCTAACTTTATTCGTGTTGAAGTAACAGATGCTGTAAAATATGCTACTAATGAAAAAACATTGATTCCATTTGGTTTCCGTGCAATATCATCTCCAATTCCAAATGCAGGATCGGCAAACTTAGCAGCAGTTAGTTATGCAACATCACAAGTTCAAAACACATTTAGTTCTAAAAACTATTTTGGATTTGATTTTTCAGTATTGAATAACTTGAATTATTTAGCACCTGTACCATCATCAGGATCTACAGTAGCAAGTAATACAGATTTCTATTTAGGAGATATGTTACAAGCTACAGCATCTGCATTCCCAACATCAACTGCACCATATACAGGTTCAATTGAGGCTGCATTAGTAGCAGGTACATTCACTGATAACATTGCACCAAGCACAAGAAAATTCATTATACCATTCCAAGGTGGTTTTGATGGAGCTCGTCCAAATTTACCTAAATATTCAGGAAAATGGATTGATTCTTCTAATACATTCGGATTTGATTGTTCAGGAGCTAGCACAACTGGTACAACAGCGTATAATAAAGCATTCACATTGTTAAGTAACACAGATTACTATGATATGAATATGCTTATCACTCCAGGTATATTGAATACTAAACATAGCGCTGTAACATCTTTGGCAATTAACTTAGCTGAAAATCGTCAAGACACATTCTATGTAATGGATTCAAATGCTTTGGAAGATACAATTCCAACCGTTGTTTCTGATACTACTACATTGGATAGCAATTATGTTGCAACATATTGGCCATGGGTTAGAATAGTAAACCCAGCTAAAAATGTTCCGGTATGGGTACCACCAAGTGTTGTAGTTCCAGGAGTATTGTCATTTAATGATAAAGTAGCAGCACCATGGTATGCACCGGCAGGTTTAACAAGAGGTGGTTTGACAACAGTATCTGATACATATGTTAATTTATCTCAAGCACAAAGAGACACATTGTATGAAGCTCGTATTAATCCTATTGCAAACTTCCCTAATGAAGGAGTAGTGGTATGGGGGCAAAAGACATTGCAGGCTCGACCAAGTGCATTAGACCGTGTATCAGTGCGCCGCTTGTTGATAGATGTTAAGAAGTTTATTGCATCATCTACACGTTATTTGGTATTCGAACAAAACACAGATGAAACAAGAAATCGTTTCTTGGCAATTGCTGAACCATATATGGAACAAGTAAGAGCTAAGCAAGGTTTATATGCATTCCGTGTTATTATGGATCACACAAATAATACACCAGATGTTATCGATCAAAACATTTTATACGGACAAATATTCTTGCAACCAACAAGAACAGCAGAATTTATTATTTTAGATTTCAATATTCAACCTACCGGAGCTTCGTTCCCTGAATAGAAATAAAAAAATAAATTAGTAACTAGGGTGGAATTTAGGTTCCACCTTTTTTACGTTGCTAATATTTATATATAAAATTGAGGATAATACAATGGCAGGATTGGCAGATCAAATCAATCAAAACTTAGGATATCTAACGGATGCGCAGATGTTCTCACCAGCATATTCATGGGAACCAAAAAGAGCCCACCAGTTTATTCTAGCAATCGACGGGCCTGGGGTATCGATACCATCATATTTAGTAAAAGCATCAGCAAAACCTTCTTTCACAAATGGAGAAATTGCATTAGATTATATCAATGTACAACGTTATGTGAAAGGTAAAACAGTATGGAATACTATCGCATTAACATTATATGATGCAATTGTACCATCGGGAGCACAAGCTGTAATGCAATGGGCTCGTTTACACCACGAATCAGCAACTGGTAGAGATGGGTATTCATCATATTATAAAAAACAACTTCGTTTGCAACAATTATCGCCATTAGGTGAAATCATTGAAGAATGGAAATTAAATGGTGCATATATCACAGAAACTAACTTCGGTAGTTTAGATTGGGGAACTGAAGAAACTGTTAATATCGAAATGACAATTAGATATGATTGGGCTGAATTAAGCTTCTAATATCAAAAAGATCTAGTATCTAGAATGGGAGTTAAATACTCCCATTTTTTATGTTCTGTAATATTTATAATAAAGGTTATAAAAGGAGTTATCAATGACACAAATGACAAATCGTCTAAACAATCAAAACATTGTTGAATTAGCAAAAAAACAATACGAAACACAACAACGAAGTAAATTACCTACGGTTATTGTGCCGTTGCCAAGTAAAGGTAAAATATATCCTGAAGAACATCCGCTTAGTTCTGGACAAGTTGAAATGCGTTATATGACTGCATATGATGAGGATATTTTAACTAATGCATCTTATATAGAAAATGGAGTTGTGTTTGATAAACTATTGGAATCTGTTATTGTAACAAATGTTAATATTGATGATATTAAAATTGCAGATAAAGATTCATTAATTATCAA